GCGCGGGTCATCTGAATGAACTCGTAGCCCTGGAACTTGTTCTTCGTCCAGGCCTTACCGACAGCCTGGGTGATGCGCTCCATCTTGACCATGTCGCCGCCGAGCTTTGCGGTAGCATCAGCGATGGCCTGCATGGACCCATTCATTGGATCCATGCCCATGGCCTTCAACTGAACGAACGCAGTGGTAGCGTCCTTGAGCTGGAACGGCGTTTCCATGATGAACCGCTCCATCCAGGCCATGGCCCTCTCGCCGCCAGCCATGGACCCCATCACGGTCTCCATCTGAACGCCTAGACGCTCAAACGTCATCGCTGTCTGGAGTCCGTACTCGCCCATGCGCTTGAACTGCTCGACGAGCTTGTACAGGCCGAGGGCGGCTACCGCGCTCTTCAGGGCACCGAGGGATGCCCCGAGCTTCTTCGTTCCTGCGCTTGCTTGCTTCGCTCCGGCGTTGTACTTCTTGAACTTGCTGTCGAGCTTGTCAACGGCCTTGATCGTCCCGCTCAGCTCGACGCGCAGCTCTTTCTGGTCCTTCTTTGCGGCACTGATACCGGTGGAGGTGACCTTGATCTCTAGCCCTGTTGTTTTCCAGGTACTCATTTATCATCCCCCTTCCTTTTTTTCTTCTTGTCCAGTGCCGAATTGAAGGTGAGATCCAACTGCCTGATGACACCGACCTCCCATGGGGCGAGCTGCCTTTGATACAAGCGGCTCCATGCGTCGATCTCGGTGAACGTCACGACGGTGCCCATGCCCGCCCTGAGCGACGCCCACTTCAGCTCGAAGAACCAGTCGTACAGGTACCGGACTCTTTCCGGCACCTCTAGCTTGTCGAGAGCTTCCTGCGCTGAGACATCCCCGCTCTTCGCCGCCACGATGGTGTGGTCGAGGACCGTGGTCCCCTGACCAGAACCATCGTCGCGGGAGAGGGCAAGATGTGTTTCGACAGCCTCGTTGAGGGTGTCGGCTAACGTCCCAAAAAATTCGACTGCTCCCTCGAGTGAGAGACAGCCTGATCGGCGAGGTCGGACATCCGCTGGTAGAGAGCCTCTCGACCGGCGAGCTGGGTAACGTCGAAGTTGGTGTCATGCGACTCGATGACGGTGATTGCTTCCTTGGAGTCTGCATGCCTGAACCCTCCACTGAGGCGGCTCGCCAAAACCCACGAAGCTTCCTTGATCTCGTCATAGTGGATGTCGCTCGTGCCCCTACGGGACTTGGCCCGGGCCTTGCGACTCCTGTTGATGCGATCCATGGCCTGTGAGTACTGGACACTATCCTCGCCAAAGACGAGGATCTCGATCGGGAGCTTGCCCCCCTCGAGGTCCACAGGCTGGAACCAGACTCCGTTTTCGGAGGCCTCGGTCACATCCATGCTCGAGAGATTGAACGACGACGTGGTTGTCTTTTCCTTGCTCATACCTTGCCTTTCTAGGCTGCGATGAATACCCAGCCAATGGTCTTGTCAGTCACGTCCTGATCCTTCAGAGCCGTGAAGTTGATGGTTTCCATGTTCGGCCCGTCGTCCTGCTTGGTCACGCCAGCACTGGTGTACTTGACGCGGGGCAGGAGGACGACATGCTGGTTGCCAGCGGGGTCTGACATGGTGAACGTCAGGCCGGATTCGGTTTCGGCGAGAAGCTTGGCGATCTCGACGGTCCCGGTGTGGTAGATGGAGAAGGACCCACTCACGCTGAACTTGCGTGGGATGGCCTCGGTCATCGTGTTCGTGCCGAGCGGCTCTGTCGGGGTGTGGCCGTTATCGACGTTCACCGACACAGCGGTCATGTTGGTGTTCGCGGTGTTGTCGATGGCATACGTCCCAGTCAGACCGTCGAACGGGTCGTACTCGGTGAGGGCATTGAAGGTGGCTGTGGTGGCCCCGTTCGACCAGTCCTTGCCCATGACCGAGAAGGTCATTGTGGCGATGCCGTTCGCCGGGATGGTCAGCGCGCCCTGAGTGATCACGCCGCCAAGGACGTCCATCTCAGCGACGGTGGCCGACGCATCGACGGTGCGCTTGTGGAAGGTGCTGAACTTCTCGACCACGCCGTTGGTCAGATCGACCTCGCGGATGGTGACGCTGTCGCCAGCGGCCTCGTCAGTGATGGCAGAACCGGCGAGTGTGATACTCCCGGCGGCGGCTGCGGTCACCTTGAACATGCCGTTGTTGTTTGCACTCGTGAAGCCGGTGACATAGACAAAGTCGCCAACCGAGATGTTTCCGAGGCCGTTACCACTGTCGTCGATGGTGTTTCCTGAATCGACTGCGCTGATGGTCGTTCCGGTGACCGCCGCGAACGGGGCGGCGATCTTGGTGTTCGAGAGCAGCATCTCAAGGAACCGGTCGTGGTTGGCGTAGACCAGCTCACAGACAATGTCCCCGGAAATGACCTTTCGCCCGAGTCTGCCATCGGCAAGCTGGCGGTCGCCAAGGCATCTCTGAGACTGAAACCACTGGCGAGTCGGGACTAGTGATTCTGTATTGAAGACGACCTCATCGAAGGCGTTCCCGACGCGGGTGCCAAAAACGGACTCAGCCAGGTGGCCGAGCTTCTGTAGTTCTCCTCGTGCGATGCCCATATTCTGGACCTCCTATACCTTGATTGTGTGAGCGTACCACGAGATCCTGATCGGCGTAACCCACCAATCCGTTTCAATTCCACCCCGTCCTCGCTCTGCGGACAGGATCTTGGCGAACTCGCCACCTGATTCGAGGCTCGTCCCTGACTTGAACCACTCAACAAGAGCATCGGCGATTATTGCCGACTCGCTCGTGCCGATGCCGATCGGGCAATAGATCCAGATCAGGAAAAATCCGTCAGCGCGACTATATCCGTTGTCACCGGCAGACCGTCTTGAGGCGGCTACTGGATCAAAGACGCAGCGCAGCCATTTCGTTTCTGGCCCGGTCGGGTCAAAGCGGACATTTTCCCAGGCGACCCCGCCGCTGGGCATCTGAGGGAAGGCCTCCAGCCTTTCCTCGAAAGCTGATTGAATGCGATCGTAAAACGACATCACGACCCCAGTGTGTTTCGGGCTGCAGCTAGCATCCCGGCGGTTATTCCGTTTGCTTCATCAACATGGACGGCGTATGGCACGGGGTTGAATAGGTACACAGTTCGCTTGGTGCTGAACTTGCCCTCACTCTGAGCTGGCATGTACAGAGCACCCTTCGGCGACCACGGTGGCCGCATCTTGTTGGTGTGATCCTTCCCGTGCGCGCTTGGATGATTCCTGGCTTTCCAGTTGTGGAGCATCCAGCCGGTCCAAAGAGGCGTTCTCCTCATCGCCTCAAGCCACATAACGCGAACGACCTTACGAATGAGCTTGTCATTGTCTCGGTCAACGGACGCGACCCAATCGTCGAACTTGACCAGAGTCTGGGTGTTTCGGCTCATCGCTTCACCCCCAGCTTCCAGGCGATGCTGGTTCCGCCCGGATTGATCTCAGTGACACCATCAACCAGCCAGTTCTTCCCCCAGAACGTGACCCTGTCGCCGACCACGGGGTTCTGGGAAAACTCTCCTGACGGGACCATAAGAAACGCCATGTCGAACAGCACTGCATCCTTGGACTGAACAGCGTATTCGCCGCCACCGGCAGAGAACATCTGATCCTGCGTCTTGCGATCGGTGTGGGTCTTGGTCTCAATGACGATCGCCTTGATAGTCACGGCTGTCTCTACCGCTGCCGGAGATCTGGTTGACGGGTCGTAGGTCCCGGCGGAGATGTGCGTGTACGCAATCGAGACAGTTCCAAACTTGGTCGTCATCCTGTCCGCGAGATCAGCGAACCTGGAATAATCGAACGTTGCCACTACGCTCTCACGTTGACTCCACCAGCGGCACTGCCGATGGTGAGGTCGGAGATGATCGCCCAGATGTCACTGTATCTGGTGAAGTCAGGCGAAGACTTGTCGTACTTGATTGAAACGGCACCCTCGACTCTCTCCTCGATCACGCCCTTTGTGTAGACGTCGATGAGGTCGGTGCCGCTGATGACATGATTCGCGAACTCGCAGACACAATCCTCGACTCTGCCTGGGACCTCAGTGGACGACAGAAGGTAGTTGTCGCCGTCGTAGGCACCGGTCCTGGGCCACTTGAGTGCCTGAGTGCCGGAGTTTTTGGTCCCGACGAAGTCCACCATGGAATCAACGAACTGGGTGGCCTTGACCAACGCCGCCTGCTTGGCGGCGTCGGTCGAGCCGGTCCAGGTTGTGTTGTTCCGATCGGTGAAGTACGTGTCGGAATCAGCTACGCTGACGTAGCTGTTTGCTCCTGCGAGCCCCGAACCGTCTTCAACCGTGAAAGCCATGGTCTATCCGTTGTCGCCCAGATTGAGCCAGGTGACGGTGAGAGTCCCGGTCACTGTGGCGGTTCCATTCGTAGCGGTGTCGGTGAAGTCCGCGTCATCAACCAGCATGTTGAGGTACAGGTCCTTCGCCGTGGCACTGCCATCGAAGATCGCGTGCTCAGTAGCCGTCGAAACGCAATCAGCCGCGCCGACGTTGGCGACAGCGAGAGTGGTTCCGGTGGACGGTACGAGATCGATGTCGGTCCCGGCGTGAGCGTTGTTCGCGTTAGCGGCGGTACCAAAGCCGATGTCGCCGGTCCAGGTCGCTGAGATGGTCACGCCATCACCAGTGATCGCCCCGTCGAAGACCGCGCCCTGCATGTAGATATACCCCTCAGGGAAATCGTACAGCTTGACGCTGCCCCAGGCAGCACTTGTGCCGCCACCCCCGTCGGTAATGCCGGTGATCGGCACTGCGGTGAGAGTCATGACGGTCTGACAGATCGCGCCGATGCATCGCTCAGACGCCACGTTCCCGGAACCCGCCTCGAGTCCACCGGCATTCTGGCCGATGAAGACGTCATCCAGAACAGAGCCGACGTTGACGGTATCCTTCGCCGTGTTGTCGGTACCAATGTTGATGACGTTGCCGTGCGTGTTCGTCCCGATGGCAACCACAGACCCAGCCGACCCGCCGTTGAGGGTAAGGTCGTCAGTGGCCGCGATGGCGATGTCATCAGTAGCGTTGACCGCAATGTCATCAGCGGAGTCAACGTCGATGCTACCGCCGGTAGCGTTGAGCTTGATGGCGTCGGTGCCAGTTCCTGCGGCTCCGATGCTGATCGAGCTATCGTTCCCGCCGCTCTGAACGAGAAGCAGGTCTTCACCGGCAGCACTAGATGTGACAGTCATAGTCAGGTCGTCTAGGGCATCGATGGTGAGGGTCGAGGTGGCATTGATATCGTCGCAGGTCAGAGCACCAGTCTGGGTGAATGCTCCGGTGACGGCGAACGTGCCGGATGAGCTGACGCCGCCGGTTGACACCTGCAGGGCGGTACTTTGCCCGTTGGCGTCCTTGACGGTCTGGAGAGTTGCATTGGCGTGACCCTCCATCGACAGATCCTGCGCGGCTGCGAGGCCGGTCAGGAGACCAAGCACGCAGGCTAGGATGGTGATTCGCAGCTTCATTAGTCATTCTCCTTGCGCGGGCGACCGCGCTTCTTGGGGGCCGGTTCCGGCTCGGGAGCGGGCTCCAGCTTGGGTTTCGCATCCGGGTCAACGTAAACCTCGGGGTCGAAATCACGCTTGTTGATAATTCCCTCCCCGCCGTTCTTGAACTTGACTTTCATGGTTTCGAGAACTGCCATGGTGGCTCCTTTCGAGGTGCTGGAGAGGCCCCCCGCCGAAGCGGGGAGCATCCCCGGGGTTCAATAACTAGGCGTTGCGCAGCCGAGTGATGAGGTTCGGGCGCAGCACCTTGATCCCGTAGAGCACGTCGAAGGCGAACGCGACCGTGGAGTCGTCACCGATGTAGTACCGGCGAGCGCGAACGCTGAGGCCGGTCTGCGGGTCGGTGGCAACTTCGATCTGAGCGCCAAGCTCAGCACCCGCGCGGGACAGCGGAGCCATCGCGAGAGCGGTGGAGTTGCGGTGGAAGGCGAGCTGGATGTCGCCAGTGTTCTGGGTCAGGGTCACGACCTCGCTGCCGCTCACTGCAACCTTCAGCGCGGGGCTGATGGAAGCGGTGATCAGGTTGGCGGCGGCATTTGCCTGAGCGGTGATCGCATAGGCCTGAGTGTCGCCAGCGATGGTGAAGAAATCACCAGCGTGGACGTCGCCGGTCAGCGACCCGCCGGAGTCCTTGAAGACGACCGAGGTTGCGCCGACAGCGGCTGCAGCGTTGATCTGCAGCGTCGCACCGGGGACAGCCGCGCCACCAGTGTGGGTCTGGACGTTCTGGTTCTCGAAGATGTTGAAGCCGTACCGGTAGCCGAGGTCACCAGTCTTCTGCGCGCTCTGGCCGTCGGAGCCGGAGCCCTGATACTGGGTGAAGGCCGACAGTTGGAGCAGCTCGCCGCCGATGGTGCCATCAACCATGAAGTACCGCTCGCGGTCCTTCATGTTGCACTTGTTGTCGAAGAGCTGGGTGCGCCGTCCGACGACGTCGGCAATGGCCGCGGGTGAGCTTGCATCACCTTCCCAGCCCGAGGACTGGTACATGGTCGAGGCGAGCGAGACATCCATCTCATCCATGAGGGCATAGACGGCGGGCTCGATGTGGTCGGTGATGATCTGAGGACGCGACAGGGAGAGATCCTTGTCGGTCATCTTGAACTTGACCTCACGCCACTGGTCGAGAACGATCTGCACCTCGCCGGGGGCGAGGTTGACGCTGGCCTTCGGGGCCGCACCAGCGGTGAACTCCTGCGGAGTCGCAATGCTGATGGTCGAGCCGGGAACCTGGGTGTTTCGATCGTAGCCACGGTAGACGCGACCGGCGAGTCCGAGACTGTTCTTGAGGATCCGCAGAGCCTGCTGGGCATAAAATAGCGGATCGTAGTTGTTGAGGGTGTTGCTGGGAGCTGCCATTTTTTACTCTCCTTGCATGAGAATTTCGCGCCCCGCTTCCTCTGCTTCGGAGAAGGCCTTGTCGAAGACGGCGGGGTCTCTGAGTTGATCTCTGGTGTATCTCGGGGCTCCACCCCCACCGCGCGAACCGGCAGCTCCGCTTCCGGTGACGTTGTCTGGCTCGAAGCAATGCGCATAGATCTTGTTGTCGCGCAGCTCAGAAACCAGTTCGGCGACTGACATGTATCCGGTCTCGCCCTTTTGAGTGGTGAGACGGGGACGACCGTCCTCACCCTTGACGCGGACGACCTGACAGCCGTCCTCGTCCACCACTTCCACAAGACCTCGCAGGTTGTTCGGCAGAAGCGCATTCCCTGTGTCGTTCGCGCGCGCTCGGATGAGCCCATCCTTGATCGCCGACTCGACAGTTTGGTTGTTCAGCGAGCTGCTGAGTTCGGAGATCCTGGTCTCGAGCTTCTCGACCGTACCGGAGTGCTTGTCGAGGAGCTGCCGCTCACGGGTCTCAAAGTCGCCTTCCAGCTTCTGCTTCTGGCGATCGATCTCGGCGGCGGACGACTTGAGTTGCTCGTACTCGTCAAAGTCCACGCCAGAGAGCTTCTCGGCCAGAGCTTTCTTCTCGGCCAGAAGTTCGTCTCGGTTCTTGACGATGCCCTTCACATTCTCCTCGGCGATAAGCCCCTCGACCTCAAGATTCAGGCCAAAAGTCCCATCGTCCAGCTTGGTGTACAGCCCTTTGGCTTCCTCAGGAAGACCTTCAAGACTGCCCAATTTGCGCTTCAGCTTCATTCCGCTTCTCCTTTGTTGGGGGTCTCCCCCTGTGTTGATAGTAAGTCCTTTCGCTAGCGAAATCAATCATCAACTTCGCCAGGCAGGGCGGATGCGACTCTATTGGATGGTGCTTCTCCTTTGGACTGAGAGAGTTTCTCAAACTGCTCCTCACCCTCCAGCTTCTTGAGATCATCGTCGAAATCAAAGGTATCAATGACGATGCCACGGCGACGAAGCTCCTCGAGGTAGGCCCGTCGGCTGATGTCGCGCATCGCTCTGGCATTCGCGAGAACGTTGAGTTCTCCGCCGTCAAGGACGAGGAACTCGTGGTCGGTTTCCATCCCGATCTCGACCCTGTCAACATCCTGCTTTGCCCAGGCATACATCCATCCAATGGCCTCTTCGAGACCTCGCTTGACTGCCTTTGCAATGACCTGCAGAGTGCTCTCTTCAGCGGTTTTGTTCAGTGCATGCCCAGTGGCGGTCATCTGACCCGGGCGGTTCGGAAGCAATAGCTCGATGCCCATCGCAGCCATCTGGCCCTCGAGATCCTTGAGATCCTGGCGACCGGCATTGATCGACGCTCCGCTGTGCTCGATCCATTTCATGTCGGCTTGCGGGTCAAGGGCACTGACATGGCGGTTCACGCCGACCACGACCGTCGCCGGAGCCCCAGCCTGGCTCTGAATGCCCTTGATGAACAGCATCGGAACGCGGGCGATGTGCAGCACCCACCGCTGATCAGAGCTTGACTGCCAGTGGGCGACGTTCACCTCGGCGAGGTCGCGCAGCGGCGGATCGCCGCCCATTGCGCAGAGCCTGTCACCGAAGTAGATGGCAACGATCGGAATGCCGGGAAGACCTGACTGACCGCTGCTCCACTCGACCCACGTCTTCGACTGGGCGTCTTCTGTGTCGATCTCGCGGTACACTTCCCAATTGCCGTTGCTGTACCAGACCCGGATCTGATCTTTCCGCTCATACCCGTCGATGTAGCTCTCGCGCCACCGGACCTCCATTAGCTCGTGCCCGCTGGCGGTCTCCTCATACCGCCAGTAGTAGAGGTCCCCGGGGCTGATCTCGACCATGTACGGTCGGGGCGACAGGTCAAGCTCGTCCGCTCTGGTTTCAACGTCGTGGGTCTGCGTGTAATCGACGAAGATGTAGGCGATCCCCTCGGACATCCCGGTGTGGGTGATGTTGATGCCGAACGTAACCAGGTCCCGGCCATCGTTGGTGACGTCGTTCAGCCAGCCAAGCATCTGGTCATCGGCATCTACCGTCACGGTCTTCTTGAAAATCCTACCGGTGAGATTGAGGATGGTTCGCCGGAATCCGTTGTAGAGGAACGAGCGCTCGAGGCGCGCCCGGTAATCCTTATCATGCTCCTCCGGCTCCCTCGGGAGGTACAATGTGTATGCCTCCCTCATGGCCGTTGTGCCGCCCATCAAGGTCCGACAAATATGCCTCTTGGCCTCTAGGCCAGCGAAGTCTGGATGTGCGCGCGCTGTGTCGTCAGCCATTATTCCTCCGCTTTCTGAACCAGGCTACAAACAGACGGCACATGAGATCGCCAGAAGCTGATCCACTGCTCACAGTTGAGCCCGTCTGGCGGTGCCGGTACCTTGACAGCGTGATCGATCATATTGATCAGCACGCTGGCCGGAATCGCCACCTGACCCCCGGCCTTAGCGATATCGGCGAGGGTAACCTTGCCATCCATCAGCCGAGATCCGGTGACGCGGACTGTAGCCGGAACCACTGACTCCACTGCTGTTCGTAGATCGCTCGAGCCGGGTTCTCTTCAAGGGTATGGTCGGCGAGCTTATCGTTGACGAAAGTGCGAGCCGCCTCGAACTCAGTGACCTTTGTGGCGTCGATCGACTGGTCTGCCGGGTTGAAGAAGTTGTACGCCGCCTCGTCAAACCCTGACGGTGATCCTTCGTCCCTGGAATAGCCCATTCGCCGAGCCATGCCCCAGGTCAAGCCAGCGGCTGCACGGTTGGGAATCTGACGAGCCTCAAGAAAGTTCAGTGCCATCTCTATTCTCCTTTCGGTGCCACCCGCTGTCGGGCGATGATGTCTTCTCGTATCTGTCTTCGACTCTGTCCTGGAGCGACGATCAGGGCTGCTTCGGCGGCAGTGTAGCCCACCAAGACGAGCCGTCGCCGGGTCTCAGTCATCCAGGCTGCGGACGGGATCTCGTGTGGCGGGCCGGTGTCATGTCTCGGCATATCCTACTCCACGTCCAGGACAATGAATCGTTCATCGGCGGCGATGAGGTCGAGGGTCGATTGGTCGCATTCGATACGAATTGTGAAAGCGTTTGGGCTCGGTGTTATTTGAGAGGCTTCCTGCCGCGTGATGTCTTCGGTTTTGAGTTCATATGACCCGAGCAATTCCGACATCATCGGGTTTTCGTAGCTACCGTCGCCGATCCATTGTGTTACCACATACGCGACGTTCATGATGCCGCCTCAATCGTGAAATTGTCGGCGGAGTTTGTCGTGAGAATGTACCTGATCCCTGTATCTCTGTTGCTTTGATGCTGTGACGACGTGTACGACGGGCCGGCCTGCCCGTTATAGGTTGACGTGATCGATGTGCCGTTGAGTGTAAACACAACCGGAGCATCTACAACGTCGGCATAGCTCGTTGTGCTTCTGACATACCAGCTATTACTCGTCCGTTCGAGTAGCCTTTGCAGCGTTGCCCCATTTGCCCCAAGTAGCCACAAGTTAGCATCGCCTGATGCCCTTGCCACAATTCCTATTCGCTGATTGATATTCGCCTTCACAACCAGATCTGAAATATTGGGGTCAATGAAAACGAAATACAGGTCGTTGTTAATGTTACATTTAGCCTTGTTCGAGTTAATTACTACCTGAGTCGCCCCAAACCACCCGCCGCCAACTGTATCAATGTCCGGCGTATGGTTGACTAGCAGCACGCCATCCGAATCAGTAAATGTATCCTGCACTAGATAAACCGGCTCATCCGCAGCGACCGGCGTACTCGTCCCAAGAAGTGCGGGGTTAGGCATCACGCGCCGCCATCGGTCCACGTCGTGTTGCCAGAGACCGCAACCCAGTCATAGGCTGGTCCTGCCGTCTTGAAGGCGAACAGGGTCAGGGTGTCGCCGATCGCTGGTGTTGCGAGTGTGGCCTTGTCACCATCGTCGAGAGCGGTACCGTCGAGATATAGCTTGTCGCTTGCTCCGGCTTTAACATGAAGTGCGCTCGCGATTGCCGTGCCAATGGTGACGATCAGGTTGAGCCCAGCCGCAGCAGCAGGCAGGGTCAGAGTCACAACCCCGGACTGCCCGAGGTTGGTGACGACAGAGCCGTTGCACTGAAGGGCGGTCAGGGTTGCGTCTGAGGAGCCGTCAACCTCCGGCAGGGCAAAGCTTGCGGTGCCTTCCTCGACAATGAGGTCACCGAGCATTGAGATCGTATTGCTATCCAGCTCGTAGAGACCGTTCCCGTTCGAGCCGATCAGTAGAGCCGGGTCGGTCCCATCACCACCGGGGAGCCTGATTCCGCCACCAGTGATCACGTCGAGGTAGTACGCCGAGCCGCTATCGTGGAGGTCGGAGTTCCATGCAACTGCACCCTCGTCGGCGTTGACCCCCGACGAGAATCCGATTTTCCCGTATGTGCCGCAGAGAACCATCACGCCGCGTTCGGATATCGTAATGCCCATGCCGAGGCTATAGTTCATTCGTAGCTCTTTGCCCGTAGTGCAATCCACCTCGAACATATTCCAAGCGTTTGCCGTGTCGGAATACATCAACTCCGAGCCGTCGGCGGATGCGCTCAGTACCACATTACCTGCGCTGTCTTGTAACTCTAGAAGGGATGCGCTCTGAGCTGCGGCACCTTTGATGAGCAGACCAATGTCAACCGCGTTCTGGGCCTCGACCTTGACCTCGTCGCTGGCAAGGTAGAGCGGTGACCCGGTGTCGGCGAAGTCAAGTACCTGTCGCAGTGTTCCATCGAGTGCCGCACCGAGCTTGAGGTGCCCCGCGAGTGCCAGAGCTGAGTTTTTCCAGCGGGAGTTCGCGTCGTCCCAGGTGAGATACTCCCCGTCGGCGACAGCGGTGATGAGCACGTCGGATAGCTCGTCGATCGTCGGATGGTGGTCCGGCCTGATGAACAGGATGCCCGCCGAGGCATGAGCATAAAGGACGACCCCGACGCTGACCTTGTTGACCGGTGCATCCGGCTCGATGTTGGTGAGAGAGCCAGCGGTCGAGGAAAGGTAGATGACATCCCCGTCGCTCCACGACTCGCCTCCGCCAGTGGTGTTGATGTCTCGCACCAGCCCAAATGTGGTGACGTACCCCTCCTGATTGTTCGCGATGTCGGCGGTAACCACGGCAAGGATCGCCTCGGTGTGGGTTGCATCGTCAGCATCGGCCAACACGGCTTTCGGCCTCTGGCCCTGTGCCCCATCAACCGCAACCACGTCGCCATTCGACAGTGCCACCCCGGTCTTGTTGACGACGCGCATGTGCTGCTCTTGCCCGGTCTGGAGAGTCACGTCGGTAACATCCGTACAGATCGCCAGAGTGCCGTCGGTGTCGTCCCAGTAGATGAGCCCCTCGGCCCATGATGGAGCCGCGAGCCCGAGTGTCATCTGAAGCGCGTCGATCCCGACAGCCGCAGTCGAGAGCCGCAGCTTGGTGGCTGTCCCGGCGAAGTCGTAGACAATCCGCATCGTTGCGTCGAGCGCAACACCGGACCCAGACCCACCGCCGATCAGCAATCCTCCGGTCGCACCACCCGGTCCGGCTGGGCCTTGCTCGCTGGCAACGACTACTTCAACATTGTTTTGAGCCTCTGCGACAACGTACCCGCCTGCAACTACGACGGTGTTGGGATCCGACATCTACCTCCCCCCTGATTCGCTAGCAAAATTCATCAATCGACCAGGACCGTGTCTGAGATCGCGAAGCGGCCCCAGATCGGGAAGGTGATGGTCGTGTCTGCCCAGGTAATCCGAAGAGCCCACTCACCAGACTCACCCTTCTTGGTGGTCGTGGTGGCGTTGGGGATGGTCATGGTGACCTTGCCGTCCGACCCGTCGGTGACAAAGGTCGGGGTGACCTCGAAGACAGTCACGCCATCCGAGTCCTTGCCCTCGGCTTTGAAGGTCGCGCCGGTCAGGTCAACGACGGTGCCAGTTTTGCTCGCCCGATCATAGGACGAGTACAGCGTGAAGGTACGGATCTCATCTGCACCGGCATGCATCCCGTAGTAGTAGTAGGCTCCAGGTCGAGAGGTTGTGGTCATCGTCTCGGTCTCCCCCAGAGTTCCCTGGTCGTCCCCGCCGTAAACCCAAATGTCGGTGAGGTCAGGTGATACCTGGTCTCGTCAGCGATGTGGTCCTCTGCGTCAGAGTTCACGTCATCGTTATTTCGCTCACTCCTAGGTAGAGAAGGTACAGTGCGAATCCAATCTGCGCAAGTTTCCACAATGTAGAGACCTGGTGAATCGTTCAGCTCGGCGGCGTTCTTCAGCCGCCCCCGCATCACCTCCCAGCCATTGGCGCGGGTGCCTTGTCCCTTCTGGTATGGCCTGAACTGAACACCGCAGGCAAGCATCTCGGAGGCGACGGTCTGACCGCGCACACCGTGGTTACTCCAGATCCCATTGTCTGCGATTCCAGCAGCGGCTAAACGTCCAAACATCTCCATCTCACGATTGATGATACCATTGGCGATTTCATGTGCCACAAGTCCAGTTCCCTCATTTGCGTGCTCTGCCCGATCGGGATGGCATCCGTACCACTCAGCCACTCTGATCTGAGAGCCTCGAGGGAAGGTGTGCTCGTTCCCGTTTTTGAATATGACAGGAGTGCCATCAGATTCGACCCACCAGCCGACCGAGAACGGTTTCGATGTGCCGTGGTCGAACGATCTAGAAATCATCCAGTGCTCAGGAATCTCAAAGCCAGGAACGATGATGTTTGACTCCATAACCGTCGGATAGAACAGGTCATCGAACATTCCACCGGCTACGATGTCCCAGTTCCCGTTCAGCCACGCATCGACAAGCCAGTCAGGGCCGGATGCGCGAATCCTCGACACGTAGCTCGGGTCGGCCTTCATCAGGATCTGGTTGTCCTCAACCTTTGCCGGGATGTAGATGCGGCTGGAGCGGGTCTCTTTACCGGTGTACTCTGACCCGCATTTCTTTGACGGGCAGATCATCGGCTCGTCCTCGCCATCGACCCATGTCACCGAGTAGCTGCACTTTTTGTTTGGGCAATCCTTCTCGAATACCAGCGTCTCGGATGGACCGGCATCAACGTAACGAGACTTGATCCAGTTGTGCCCGACGCCGCCCGGGTTGGTGTTCATGTGGAGGCAGACTTTTACTCCAGCAGACGACCGCAGGGTCGCCTTGAGCTTACGAATCGTCTGGAATGACGCATAAGTCCCCACCTCTTCCACGCCCATCCAGGTGTACTGATGCCCGAGATACTTGTTGGCGTCGCTGTCGCGCGCGAGGTACCTGAATCGGAGCTGAGCACCATTCGGGAAGCTCCACGTCTGCTTGCCTGGCGAGTACTTCGCGCTCATGGCTGGATAGATCCTGTGTGACTCCTCGATGATGTCCTCGAGATCGACGAACTGCCGTCTGAAGAGGATGCCCTTGGCCGATGGCCCCCATGTGATGGCATGGTCACCGAAGTCCAGCAGCATGCCGAAGCTCTTGCCGCCGCCACGCGCACCGCCGTAGAGGATCTCGTCGGCCTCTGTTTCCAGTAGCCGCGTCTGCGGACCAGGCTGGGTGTCGAACGGCAAGAGGGTCGCCTCCGGGTTGACGCCGTCAGCAAGGCCCTTCACGAACCTCGCCAGCAGCGTATCTTTCTTGACGTACATCAGGACCCCATGCCCGGCCCCAGCAGCCGCTCGAATGCCTGGCTGATCTTCTTCCTGATCGCCCGGTCGTGGACGTGCTCATGAATGATCGACAGGATCAGGCCCTGCATCGCGAGCACCTGCTCGGCCTGAACCGCGTTCTTCTCATCGAAGGCGAGCTTCCGCTCGGTGTCAACGAGTTGCCTGCGCTCCTTGAGCACGGCGATAGTGTCCTTCCACCGGGATGCCTCCGCTGAGCCCTCGCCGATGATCCTGCCAAGCTCCCTCATCGCGTCCTCTGCCGCTGTCCTGTCCTCTGACCGGGCGGCGTTGTTCAGATTTCGGTAGGCTCGGCGCAGCTCCTCCCAGGTTGAGGTCGCGACCGTCATCTGGGTCAGAAGCTCCTCGATCCTGGTGTCAAGAAGGGCGATGTCCGGTACCAGCGACAGGATCTCGCCGTCCTCGAGCTTCTCCTGATAGGTCGCCGCCAGTCGCAGCGGGATCACCTTCGAGTGTCGCCCGGTCTTGAACCGAGGATGCTCGATTCCGCGCAGACTGGCACCGCCGTGCAGCTTGCACCTGGTCCTTCCCGGTACCGGTGGCCGTGCGCACGGCGTCTTTGCTCTCGTCAGTGCTCCGCAGATTATCTTCAGCCCATCCTTCTCAGCCATCGTCCTCTCCCTGTGTTTCGCTAGCGGAATCACTCATTTTCGATCCAGATGATGCTTCCTCCGAAGATTTCGGCCACCTGATCGACCGTACAGCCCCGCCGCGGTACCGACACCGCTTCGACCCTGGCATCGGGTGCCTCGGACATCTCTTCCCGCCGCTCCTCGGTAATTTCACTCCGCATCTCATGCCCCGCATCCCTGGCAGCTCTGTACAGACTGCGCATCTCGACGCCGACCGCAGTACTCGCACGTCTCGATCCGGGCCTTCACGGTGATCGGCCTGAAGGTTGGCATCTTGGGCACCTCGATGTAGCCGCTTTTTATTACGCCTGTGACGGCGAAGATCTCTCTGGCTGCGTTGTCCATCTTGATAGCTATGCGCTTGCCTTCGGCAGAGGCAATGTCGGCCATGGTCGTGTCCTGGTTGTACTCGAAGCTGTGCGTTCCGAACATTCCTACGAAGCTCATCAGAAGTCCTCCTCAGGCTGGGTCATAATCAGGTTGTAGCTGTAGGTCACCTTGGTGTCCTTGAAGGCATCAGAGGTGCAGGGGAAGCAGTCGAGCACGTCCATGGCCTCCTGGAGGGTCTCGTACTCGATCACGATCCTGCGCCGGTTGCGAGGCTCGAGGTCGGGTGCGACAGGCTCATCCTCATCCGGAGCCCTGTCGAGTACTGGCGCAATCGCGGCGATCTGGCTGGCCGTGTACCCTGTACCGTCCAAGTTGCCCAGCCCGGACAACAGCGAGGCAAGTTTCGATGAGTCCCAGCCGCCAGCCTCGACGAGCTTGTTGTCAGCCACAAGATAGGCCTGTACCTCCTGCTCGTCTTCAATGCTGACGCCGCACAGAACCGGCACCAACCACTCGTTCCTGGTCCCTCTGATGCCATCGGGTCTGGTCTCGCAGGAGTGAAACATCGCGAGAAGGGCCTCGAGACGACCATGACCGGCGAGGATGCGACCAGTCGCCTCGTTTTGGATCATCGGATTGATGAATCCGAACCTGCGGATACTGGCCCGAATTTCCTCGATGTCATGATCCTTCGGGTTGTCTGGATCCGGCTTGATTGTACCGAGGTCAATCCACTTGATCTTCATTGCCGACTGCCTCCAGCTCTACTTTGTCAATGAACTCTGACACCTTGCCACCGACCGTGATCATTACCAGGGTCTGGATGACAAGCAGGACGGTAATCATGACTCCGATGGCGATCATTTGGTCACCACGGTGAACTCCGACGGGTGGCGGCAGATCGACTCCCCGTTGATGCGGTCAACGACCAGCAGCGGCGGCTGATCAGGGGTCATGACGACCATCAGCATGCGCGCGTCGGTCACCTCTTCGTCGTCAATGGCAATGTTGCAATTGAGCTGATCCAGCATCTGGTCGCCCCTGCCATCAACAAACGTCGGGAAATTGATTTCGAGCTTCATAGGACTTCCTTCCTGATTTTGCGCCAGTTGAGCTTCTCGCCGCAGAACGGGCAGAAGTTGAAGTGTACCGCGTACCCCATTCGTCGATCGGTGACATTTCGTCGATAACTGGCACTTTTCTCCGACATTATGTCCTTGGTCGTCCGAAGCGGGTCATGGTAGTAGCCAAAAATCTGCATTATGACGTGGTCGCAACTACTTGCCTTCTGGGCTTGTGACACGGCACTGCTCCTTCAGTTTTTCGTCTATCTCGGCAAGTTGCTCCTCGTCAACTCTGAATGAACTTCCTTCGCCGAAAAAGTTGCTGGGACGGTCGGCGGCAGTTGCCTCGTCGTCCTCTTGTACCACCCCGCCTTTAGTCTGAGCCATGAGACGAAGATCGCGCCAGTAGGACGCGGGGACACGGTAGCCTTCTCGCAGTCCTCGAAGCACGAGGTCAACTGCTTCATCCACGCTTGTCGGGGATCCTGTGATTGCTCGCTGCCGCGCCCAGAGTTCGAGCTGCCTGCATTGGTCTGGGCGCGGATCTCCGCCATCCGGAGTTTTCGTCTCCAGGAAGAAAGATCTTCCTGCAATGACTCCGTAGATGTCGGGGTGTCCTTTGACCCCGTACTGGCTGCCGTGGTACTTGACTGCATGGCCGCCGAGCTTCCTGATGGCTTTGATGATGTTTTTGCTGAGTCTCGTTTCCTTTTGCATCTGCGCGCCTCCCGCTGAGTCCAGTACTCAACCGTGTCTGTGTCGCCGATCTCAACGGCCTTGATTATTGCGTTCTGAGCCGCCTTTGACGGCGCGTCGTCTAGCTCGAGCAGTTTCATTCCGGATCCATCTCCTCCCGCAGTCCCTGCACTGCGCAAGGGCCGTCCTCCTCGGATAGGGGTATAACCACGAATGGAAGCTCGGTCGGCACGACATGGAGGTCTCCCGACACACCCGAAGCCCTGCCTCGTCCCTGATGATCTCTGTCGGACCCGTCTTCCTGTACCTGGACATACCTCACCGCTTTCGTATAGCTCGCTGGGTCGCCGCTGGTATGATAGCTTTCGACTCGCCACACGCCTGGTGTTAAATCCTCATCAAAGACGCTCTTATGGTACCCATTATCGGTCATTGATGGTGTGCCTTGCGTGACGACAGTTGGGGCACCTTGGGTGACAGCTACCCACCAGGTGACCGGCTGATTGCCGGTGTAGGTGATGGTTGCGAGCGCGAGCAGCAGGCTAGTCACCGACCACCTCCCACAGCAGGCACCCAGGGGCGTGGAGACCCCTGGCGGTGTAGTCTGCGGTGCAATAGGCGTTGTGGGTCTCCCGTATCACCTCTCGCAGCCTCTCGTTCTCTGCGCGGAGGCGGTCGATCTCGGCAAGGTCGCCGTCTCGGTAACTGTCATGTCGGTGTGCCACCTCTTTCCACTGATCAGCCACCCTCTTCAGGTGCTCATTCTCGGCGCGGAGTGCCCGCGCCACCAATAGTGCCGCATCCTTGGTGACATGCTCGAAACAGACGTTGAACCCCTCGGCACCCAGCGCGTCATTGCCGCAATACGGGGTTGTGCATCGCTCACTCATCGCCTAGCTCCTTCAGTGTCTCGTCTGGGATAGGCTCCATGTTGCGTCGGCCATGCTTGTAGCCGCGCAGGTACATCCGGCGGGCCACTGACCGCAGCCGCTCGTTCTCGGCGCATTTATCGATCCAGCATTTTTCGTGAACCAACGACTTGTAGATCGCCCGGTCAAGACTCAACCGCAGCCGATCCACCTCTGCCTGAACTGTTTCCATTTTGGAAAGGGCTCCCTCCAGCTCGGCGCGGAGGTTGCGATTGTAACCATCAAACACCTCAACCTCATGGGAATTGCAGTCCCGCTCTTCGGCAATTCGCTCTCGAGAGAGCTGCAGCTCTCCAATTTTCTCTAGCAGCCGCTCGTTCTCGGCGCGGAGGTCAATCGCCATTCGCCACTGGCGGAACGCACAGTCACGGCAGCCAAAGTGTGGCTTCCCATCGTAGTAATAGACGATCCCGCCATGAACGCATCGTCGCTCCTCGAATTCAACCATCTCCTACCTCCCATCGCACCAGCTCAGGGAAATGCGCCAATGGACGAATGCCCCAGTACGCGCACACCGCCCCAACACCCAGG